CACAGTAGGTCGTTTAGGTCTAGCTAGTCTACAGAACTGTGCATTCACTGTGATAGATCAACCAGTACGTCCCTTCACCTGGGCAATGGATTTATTAATGTTAGGTTCAGGAGTAGGTTATAACATTCAGCGTGAGCATGTTGCTAAGCTTCCTCCAGTTAATGTTAACTTCTCTGCTCCTACTCGTGTAGATAGCAATGATGCTGACTTTATTGTACCTGACTCTCGTGAAGGATGGGTTAAGCTCCTCGGTAAGACACTGAAGGCAGCCTTCTTATCTAACACTGCTACGACCTTTACTTACTCAACGAAGCTAGTACGTGGTAAGGGTTCTCCTATCAAGGGCTTTGGTGGCACTGCTTCAGGTGCTGAGGATTTATGTTGGGGTATTGCTAAGATTAGTGAGATCTTAGAGAAGAGAGTAGGTAGACAAGTACGTTCTATTGACTGCCTCGACATCATGAACATTATCGGTGCAGTAGTAGTCGCTGGTAATGTAAGACGTTCTGCTCAGATTGCTATTGGTGATCCTGATGACGTTGAATACTTGCTGGCTAAACGGTGGGACATGGGTAATATTCCTTCATGGAGAGCTATGTCTAATAACAGCGTAGTATGTAACGACTTCAAAGATCTACATGAGTATTTCTGGGATGGGTACGAAGGCAAGGGTGAGCCTTATGGTTTAATTAACCTAAAGCTTAGTAGAAAGATTGGAAGACTGGGAGAGACTCAGTACCCTGACCCTAAGGTAATGGGTTACAATCCTTGTGCTGAGCAGTCCTTAGCTCCTTATGAGACTTGCTGTTTGGCTGAGGTGTATCTATCGAATGTATCTAGTAAAGCAGAGTTTATTGATATCTGTAAACTATTATATCGAATCAACAAGCACAGTCTCGCATTACCCTGCCATCTCGAAGAGACTGCAGATATTGTGCATAGTAATATGCGGATGGGCATCGGAGTTACTGGTGTCTTGCAAGCAAGTGATGAACAGCGTAGTTGGTTGTCTGAAGCTTATGAAGAGTTACGAGCTTTTGATAAGGAGTATAGTGCTAAGCATGGCTTTCCTGAGTCAGTAAAACTTACCACTGTTAAACCTTCAGGTACTCTGTCGTTACTACCAGGTGTAACTTCTGGTTGCCATCCTGCTTATTCTAGACACATGATTCGTAGGATTCGTATCTCAGCAGACCACGCTTTAGTACAAGTCTGTCGTGATCATGGATATCCTGTGGAGTATCAGCGTAACTTTGACGGTAGTGAAGATCATAGCACCATGGTAGTTAGCTTCCCATTCTGTTATCCAGAGGGAACAAAGCTTGCTGCTGAGATGACTGCGATTGATCAGTTAGAAGTTGTGAAATGGTTACAAGCTAATTGGTCAGACAATAGTGTTTCCTGTACAGTGTATTATCGTAAGGAAGAACTACCTGAGATTAAGAAGTACCTTGCTAAGAACTACAAGAACAATCACAAGTCCTTGTCTTTCTTGCTACACAATGAGCATGGTTTCCATCAAGCACCATTAGAGGAAATCACTAAGGAGCAGTATGATGAGCTAGTCGCTAAGACTCGTTTGATTACTAAGGTAGATGAAGCAAACTTTGATGGAGGGGACGAGTGTGCCAGTGGTGCATGTCCAGTTAAATGAAGATTGAACTGCTATGCTTAACTGAGAATGAGGATGGGTCTGCTGATATGGAAGTAGAGTTAGACGAAGAAGCTAAGACTCTTCTCATTCAGGTGGGCTTAGAAACCCTGATCACTAGAGTAGTTGATAAATACAAGGAAGAATCAAATGAGTCTTGAACTATATTTTCTCACTGGATTTATGGTGGGTTTTGAATACGTCGCTGAGTATGATGATTGTCGACATCTAATCGTAGACTTAGGAATATTCAGACTACTGTTTTCTTTTGAGCTGTAACTTAAGAGCCCCTTCGGGGGCTTTTTCACTTGAAGGGACGAGTACCAGTCTTATCAATAATTAAGGCTTGTTTCTTGGGTGTCTCAGAAGGGGTGTTAGGAACGCTTATATGCGTCCAAGAGGCGAATTCTTCGATGATCTGATGGTAGGGTATATCCGCTTTAATGCAAGCCTCTACGACCTGTTTAGGGGTCATTCCTGGGACTCTGATATCAGCAGCACAACCTAGCCTATGCTGGCTAGTGTCCTTACTACCGACAGAGTCATTGACTGATTTAGATCTAAAGCCTGAGTTAATCATGATTGGTTTACCTAGGAGACTTCTAACCTGCTCAAGCAAAGCTGCTAGTCTAGTTAAGTTAGCAACCTCTGTAGCGTTAGGGGTATTGTCTAGGTTCTTACGCTCTGCTACTTCAGAGTGAGTAAGTTCTTCTAAGGTAAAGTTATTGCTTAGGTTCATCTTTCTTCGCCTTCATATCCATGATTTTCTCTAGGGTACGACCTCCAAAGTAAAAGGACATAATCAACATCCCCCACTGACCGAGAAGCTCAACGTACTTTTCATTAGCATTAGACCCAAAGGCTGACATCATAGCAAATATAAAGTAAGCACCTAGAATAAAGATTAATGTCATAGGGCGTATGTTCTTAGACAACCAGCTATCACTAGCCATGTCAGCTTCTTGACGCTTAGTAAGCTCTTGGGCTTCTATGTTATCAGCGTTTAACTCAGCAAGCTTTCCTTCTTGCTGCATTTGTAGTAGTTCTTTCTGAGCCTTTGCCTTAGCTTCTGGATCAGGAATAAACTTATCTAAGACTTTCATCCCAACATCAAATAGTGCCATTAATGGAATCATTGTTTATGCCCCCAGGTTAGATACCAAGCAATGACCGCAGCCACTGCATAGCATATAAACATTGCTCTACGAACCTTTGCCAAATCTTCTTTAAACTCTCTAGTAAGTTCATTGTCTTGTTTCTCTATCTTTTGTTTAATGGTTTCGATTTCATTCCAGCGTTTAGTTCCATGCTTTCTTATGAAATCAGCTTTGACTTTAGCTTCTTCGATACGGATGGATTCTTGACGTTGCCATTCCATCAATGCTCTCTTGAAGTACTGCTCTTTTAAGACTTGAGATTCTCGTATTTGTCTCTTACGCTCTAAGTCTTTCTGCTGTGCTACTGCTGCAGCGTCCTTCTGTACATCGGTAATGCTTTTAGTAATAGATTGACTAGCCTGACGACTAGCATCCATACTATTAGTTACAGACTTTGCTCCTTCTAAAAATCCAAATTGATCTGACATATCTCATTCTTCTAGTTCTAATCCTTTTTTAGCAAGCTTGGCTCTGATAAACTGATCTCTAAATTCAGGATCTCTCATCTTATCCATAAGCATAATATTCGTAGCAGTTTTTCTACCATTCCTAAAAGCTCTTTCTAGCATTACTTTCTGCATAGATGCAGGAGCATTCTGATACCCAGCAGTTTGTATTAATCCTGATGCAGTTGCTTCAATGAACTGACTAGAGATAGCTTGATACTTTCCAATATCTTCTCCAGATAACTCAACACCACGTAGTGTCTTACCTGGTAAGTTATAATCTACTTTAGTTCTAGCAATCTCTTCTTGTAGTTGATTACGTGCAGCAGGGGTAGTTTGTAATCCAGTGTACGCAGCAAACCCAGCAGCAAGATTCGGACGCTCTCCTCCTACCAACATGGACTGAGCTGGTAATTCCTGTCTAGATGGGATAGGTAGACCTAAACCAAAGTCAGGGATACGAGCCTGTACTGCTTCACCAAAGCCTGTAACAACACGAGCATAAGGATCTTGCCCACGTGCTGGAGCTGCTATAATTGACGGTACTAGTAACCCAGCAAATCCGTTTACAAAACTACCACCATATCTCTCTGGATCGTGCAGTGCTTGAAGAAGACCAGAAACACCTTCTAAGTATGTTTTAGATATGATGTTCTTAGTCACACCTGCTACGACATCAATAACTAAATCTTTTTCTTTCTTAGAATCATACTTAGGTTTAGACACATAATCACGTACTGCGTTAATACCATCTACTGAAGAACCCATAATAGTTGCTAAAGGTTCTACACGAGCATAAGCATACCAAGTATCCCCAATCTTAACACTATACTCAGGGATACCAGCAGCAATCATAGCGTTACGCTTAGCAGCATCCTTAGGATATGAACCAGTGATGTTACCTTCAGCTACCTGTTGAGCTAGTGCAGCAGTTATACCAAGTCCAACAGCAGTACGAGCTATCTTAACATCCGTAGGAGTGTTCTTAGAGAATACACCTAAGGGAGTATAAGATAAAGCATCCTTCATAATATTGATAGGAGTCTTAACGAAGGGAATTACTGGAGCTACCCAGGGGTGAGCTGCTCTAAGAGCTAAGAGTTTATTACCAAAGCTACCTAAGTCTGCTTGAAATGTAGCTTGCTTAGCAAAGTTACGTACATCATCAACAAGTTTGACACGTACATTATCAGGTAGTGTAGCTAACTCAGGAGCTTTAAGAACATTATCTTTCCAGTCTAAAGTCTTGGTGTTTACTTTACGTAACGCACTATACACAGCTTCAGTATCACCATACTTACCAGAGGAAGCTAAGCGATATGCTTGAGCATTGTATTCCATGCGACGGAAGATGGACTTGAAGAACTCATCAACACCTACGCTAAGACGACTAGGCACACGAACTACTTGTCCTAATATTTGCTCTGCTTTAGTAGCTCCTTCTTGAGCACCAATAGCACCACGAATTTCAGGCATTGCTGCGTCTAGTGGAGATCCTCTTAATAAACCTTCTTTAGTAAAGTATGCAGATTCTAGCAGACCATCCATTAATCCTCTGAATGCAGGAAGAACTTCTCCGATCTTAACTTTAGATGCTGGATTAACTGCTTGCAGAATACGCTCAGTACCTAAGAGACCTATCTTAGCAATACCTGAGAATGCGTTAACTGCTGTAGTAGCAAGACCAGAGATGTAGGAGTTAACTACGAACTCACCGAACTTGTCTGCCCAGCCTGGCTGCTTTACTGCATCTTTAGTTAAGTTAGCCAGTGCTTCGTTCTTATTAAAACTAGTACCAGGAGAAGCTTTTATAGCAGATACAGCATCTCTTAATGCAAAGATGTCTGACAGTTCTTTACCGCCATTCTTAGATAATCCTTTTAGGATCTCCTCAGTAGAACCAATTACTTTCTTCTGAGCTTTAGCTGCTGCTAAGGCACGACCAATATTAGATACGTTACCAATAGCGGAGAAGAGGATAGGTTTAACTTCGTCGAAGTCTTTCTTAAATACTGCAGCAATCTCAGCGTCAGTCATGCCAGCAGCACGACCATTTAAGAATAACTCATCGATAGAGTTAATCATATCTACACCACGCTGTAGTGCAGGAAGGTAAGCATTGATTAGATCACGACCGCCTAGTTCTTGAACCTTACGATTGAGTAAGAAGTTCACTGCGGAGTCAGCAGGAATATTAAGAGGTGTTGTGTCTAGCTCAGTAGCGATAGCTCCTTTGTTAGCTGAGACAATACGAGTAAGTAACTGCTCTGGATCTTCTGCTTTGTAGCCAGCTTTGAGATAGGCTGCTAAATTCTGTTCACGTAATGGATTATCTGCACTGAACGCAGCAGTAAACCTAGACGCAGGTATGTCAGTTAGTCTGAATGGAGCATCTGTAAAGAGAGTACGATAGTCTCCACCAGCAATCTCATTGGTCAGCTTAGTAGCTAACTCAGAGTCTTCTAACTGCTGGAGTAAAGGAACAATACTGTCTTGTAGTTCAATGTTCTTAGCAGCACCTACATCAGCAATCTCTTGAGCTAACGGACTTAATGGTACGTTGTCTTGAGTAACACCAGTAGTTAGTCCAGTCTTAGTATTTTGTAATTCTTTACCTGCTTGCTGTACTGCTTCACGACCTGTACGATTAACAAGTGCTCCTATTGTACCGCCAAGTGTTCCTCCTAAGACAATACCTGCAGCAGACGAAGCTACTCTTCCTAAGTCTTCATCAGAATAAATTGGTTGTAGTGCTCCAGCAACACCTCCTCCAGC